ATGGCGATCAATACCCTTACTGACAACGATTGCCGCAAGGCGCTCTCCAACAATGGGAAGCTGCGCAAGCTGTTTGACGGTCATGGTCTATTCCTGGCTGTTTTACCCAGCGGCGGCAAGGTCTGGCGCGTAGCGTATCGCAATACTGACGGCAAGCAGCAAACTGCGGTGATCGGGCCGTACCCACTCATTGGCTTGAAAGAGGCACGCGACCGACGCGATGCGATCCGCCTGAAACTACTCGACGGGGAAGACCTCAAGCCAAAGCCCAAGGTGAAACCATCGATCACGTTCGATGTTGCGATCGCTGAATACTGGGCCGGCCGAACCGACATCAGCGAGGGTTACAAAGCCAATGCACTCAGGGGCCTGGCAATGCATTTGTCGCCGAAACTTGGGGGCATGCTGCTGCGCGATATCACGCGGGACAGCCTGATGGATGCCTTGAGGCCCATGGATGCGGCGGGCCTGTCCGTCTATGTTCGACGCGTGCGAATGTGGGCCAGTCAGGTGCTTGACTGGGGCGTTCAGCACGGACACTGCGACGAGAACCCGGCATCATCGATCAATGCGAAGGTTGCGTTTTCCAGAAAGCCCCGTGAGGGTTTTGCGGCGTTAGCCATATCCGAGGTGCATCCATTCCTGGAACGCCTCGCGCTGGAGGATGAAATTCAGTCTGTGCTGGCCTGCAAGCTGCTGGCACTCACATGGACCCGCACGGACGAGTTGCGCCGCATGACGTGGGCAGAAGTCGAGGGCGATATCTGGCGCATACCTGGCAAGCGGATGAAGAAGAACCGCGAGCATCTTGTACCGCTATCAACGCAAGCTCAGGCGCTGCTGAAAGAAATGAAATTGCGCTCGCGCGGGAGCGCCTACGTGTTTCCGAATGATCGAACAGGCAATCGGCCCATGAGTGAAAATTCGATCCTGTACCTCATCCACCGGATCGGGTACAAAGGCCGCATGACGGGGCACGGTTGGCGCAAGGTGGGGTCCACCTGGGCGAACGAGCACGAATTCAATACCGACCATATCGAGATGCAGCTCGCGCACAAGGACGGCGGGGTGCGTGGCGTCTATAATTCGGCGGAGTACCTGAAGCAGCGCAGGGCGATGCTCCAAGCGTTTGCGGACTGGTTATTTAAGCACAGCAGCACATGCTTGGCCTAACGCGTTTCGCCAAATGATCATGCGACGATAGCTGGAAATGAGTGGCACTCTTTGAATTTTAACTCCGAACTTTGCTGCATTTTTCCGTTCCCGACAAAACAATACTCTTATAGCAATACGATGATGCAAATAGAAAACATGCCTATGCCAGTGCTACCGCCGGGATCATGGCTATACTTAATGGGAACCAGCGCTGACTATAAAAGAACCAAGATTGGAATGACAACGAACAATCCAATGTTGCGCTTTGCAACGTTGCGCTGTGGCGACCCACACTTGTTCATGCATGCCGCCTTCTACTTCCCACAGAGTTGCTCACTACAGGCATTTGAATTAGAGAAAAGGGTACACATCGCCTACTCGCCTATACGTATTGAGTTTCACAATGGCGGGCTGTCCGAGTGGTTTGGCATGAATTGCAATTATGCTGAGGCGCAATGTCAAGAATTTATCGAGAATCAGTTTGATTCTCAGCCTAGGTCCGTGCGCAGCTATAGTAGCTTCACCTACGCCATCGGAGTTGATATCTTAAAGGCGTACGAAAGTGATCTAATTTCACATTTTGGACCAGTGCCGGTCCTAGACGAAAGCGGCATACCTTGGTAGTAAAGTGATATACAAAAAGAAATTATTCTTCTTTTATGCAATTTCTGAGATGGCCGGACGCGGCCTTTCAAAGCTCTGACTCATCTGGCAGTTTATGTCAGTTCAAGTCAGAGCTAACCAAGTTTAAAGTAGCTTAATGCCTGCTGCGTGGAGCGTAGACAGACGCCATCCGACCGTGCGGCGGCTGATAGCGATGTCGGCGGCCGGAATCTTGCCCTCTTTGAGCCAGCGCCGTAGCGTTTCCGAGGTAACGCCGATCAGCTTGTACAGATCTTGGCGATAGATAATGCGGTCAGTGTCGGTAGTGCTCAATTTTTACTCCAAGTTGTTGTTTTATCGTCATTCTGGTTGGCCTCTGGCCGTGCTGCAGTCGGTAATGCGTACAGCATCTGGTGCATTGGACGCCTGTCGAGCATGTGGGCTGTCGCCAGGGCAAACGCTTCGGCTTCGGTGTGTTGGCAAATTTCAGCACCAGGCTTGCGGTAGTCGCGCAGCCGGCAAAATTCTTTGTATTCGTTCATTGTTGCTATGCTCCTTCTAATCCGTGCATCCACAATCGGTTAAAGCATCATCAAAGGCAAAGGGGAACAGCTCCCCGTGATTCATCGCCATGTCATACATCGCTTGGTAACTGGGCCTGTCCTTGCGGAACCAGCCGCCAGCACCAGATCCGGACGCCTGGGCGTTCTTTTCCTGCTGTATCCACCACAGGGCACGGCTTGGCTTTTCGCGGATCAGGGATAACACCTGGTTGCCGCCTTTCAGGAAGCACAGATCGCAGTTGCCGTGCATCGTCTTGCCGCTCATATTCGGCAAGCCCAGGTCAAAATCCTGTGCTGCCCAAAACGCGCTGACGTCAGCCACGGTCAGGCCGGCCGCCGCCAGGGGCGCTTCTTTCACTTCGTGCTTGCCGTAGTCCTGATTCGCCAGCCGCGCCACGCGCAAAGGCTCGTCGGCGCGCATGCCGATAAACGTGGTCCACTCGACCAGGCCTATCGACTTCAAATAGCGCTGCATTGGGCGTACCTTGAGTTCCGCCGTGCAGAAGCGCGCGACAGGGTTCGGCAGGAATTTCTTTTCGTCGTGCAGATCCGCGAACGGTTCGCCGCAGCGACTGGCCGTTGCAAAGTCCACGATGGCGAATTCCTTGCCGCGTGCTTCATTGCGAGGGCGGTTTTCTATCCAGGCGATAGGAACGCCCCAGCGCTCGCCGCAGTTGCGCACGAATTCAAGGGTCGCTTCCTCTTCCTTGCCGGTGTTGGCAAAGCACACCACGACGTCAGCCGGTAGCGTGCCGCCGTAGGCTTGAAGCGTCATCCACAGCATCATGCCGCTGGTACGGCCACCGCTGAACGAAATGACGCCCGGACCGTCGAACAGGAATGGGCTGTTCATGCGGGCACCGCGCAGCGTTGAGCCAGGGCCACCAGCCAATGCGCCAGCTCGGGCGTCGCGTTCCGCGTCCCAGGCGTCCACCGCCGGCATGGTCTTGTAGATCGAATTGGCGCGCACGAACAAGGCCGCCACGGCAGGTAATGAGCGTTCCGCTGTCATGCTGCGCACCCGATAGGCGCGGTTGCCTTCTTGACCGCCTCGATGGCGCCCAGCGGCACCGCACGGAACATGCCCGGCCACTGGTGGTCCAGCTCCACCCAGGCATGCAGCTCGCCATTGCCCACGTCGCGGCGCAGGTCGTTGACGGTGCCGGCCTGGTAGCCTTCATCGGTATCGAATGTCACGCGGTCGCCCAGGGCGATTTGCCGCGGCGAATTGGTCAGGGTGGTCAGCATTGCGGTGCTCCTTTCAGTTTGGCGGTAACGCCGCACACGCCGTAGCGGTCGATGGCAGCGTCGATTACGTCGCCGCTGGACGCGGCATCATCAAAAAATTCAAAGCGTTCGGTTTGGGTGCGAACGATCACGGCAAAGGTTTTCATGTGGTAGCTCCCTCATGCGATGGGTTGTCGGGGAAGATCAGCCGGGGATATGGGCAGGCGTTGACGGCCGCCCAGGCGGCAATTACGGCTGTTTTTGCCTCGTCAGGCAGGTCAGGCACGGGCGCCGCCGGCGGCGTGGCCGGGGCAGGGCGGTCGGGGTGCGTACAGTTATTTACACGAGTCCGAGGAACGGCAACCCCAACAGCCACCCCGCGCCCGCCTGTGGCCTGTACCGGCGTCCACGTATGGCGCACGGACTTGAAGACCACGCCTATCAGGTCGCTGCAGCGCACGCCGTAGGGCGTGGTGCGCAGCGTTTCGCCGTAGCGGCCGATGACGGTTTTTTCGTCCTTGGCCAGGGTGACGACCAGTTCCTTGCGCGGCACCAGGGCGCCGCCCTGGGCGCGCAGGTATTCAGCCCAGCAGGCGCGCTTTTCACCGTCGATCTTTTGCACGGCATCCCAGGCGCGGCGCATGGAGGCCGGGGCTTCGTTGAGCATGTTTTCCTCGATGCGGCGCAGTTCGCGCCACACGGTGACGGGCGCGCCACCCCATTGCTGGAATTGACGGATGCCCCAGCACGCGGCCCAGGATTCGACGCGCGCCGATGGCGTCAGCTCGACATCGCCTTCGGTGTCGGCCGTGACGACATAGCCTTCTTTGGTCTTGTGCTCGGCAACGCCGTCGATGTTCTTGGCCACGTACTTGGCGATGTAGCCGGCGGCGCTGCCCTTGGCCCAGTCGATGCGTTTCACGTCCAGGCGGCGCGCGAAGGCGCCCGGTTCGCCACGGTCCACGCGCCAGGCGTAGCGCTTCATGATGCGGATGGCGCGGCCCGCCACGTCCTGCAGGTGGGGCGTCTTGTATTTCGCGGTGGGGCGCACGAACAGCAGCAGATGCCAATGCGGGCAGCCGTCATGGTGCGGCTCGGCGATGCGAAAGCCGTACAGGCCGATACCACGGCGCGCCAGCGCGGAGCGGCACAGCGATGTCATCTTGCCCAAATACGCATTGGCCTCGCGTGGCGTGGAGCCGTCGAACTTGTCGTTTGGCTTGCCGCTGTGCTGCATGGCGTGGAAGCGCGATGGGCACGTCCAGGTGATGAAAATGCCTTGGTCGCCGCACTCGCGGGCGATCTGCTCAAAGCCGTTGATGCGCAGCATCAGTTCGCCGCGCCGGATGGCTTTATTCGCCGTCGTTTTCTTGGCCAGCTCGGCGATGCTAAATTGCTGGCCGTTCTCGTTCTGCACCAGGGTGGCGGCCAGCGCTGCCGCGTTGCGGCGGTTCTGCGCCAGGCGAGACAGCACGGCGTCGTTGCTGGCGTAGGGTTCGCCGCGATAGTTGACGTAGCCCAGTCGGATATTGCCGGCTTCAAAGGCGCGCTTGACGCGCTTGCGCAGTTGGCGGCGCCACCATCGCGCGTCTACCAGGCGGGCGATGGTGTCGGTCAGCGCGTCGAACTCTGGCAGCTCGATGCCATACGAGGCGCATTCACCTTCCATGATCTGCAGGGCGTGCGTGTCGGACAAGGCCATCCACAGCATTTTGGTCACGCCGGCCGCCGCGCGCTCGGCGGTGGCCACGATGTCCGCATCGCTTTGCGACAGGTCGACGCCGGCCGGCACGTACTGTTCGGCGAATTCGCGCACAAAGCCAGTGGCGACGGATTCATAAACTTTGTACCAGGACGACCAGGCCATTTTTGCCATGGCGGCCGTGATGACGCGGTTGCGCCACTTGAACGGAATGCGGGCCAGCTCGGGCGCGAACTGGGCGGATCGCAAAAAAGCTTCGTGACGCTGCGGGGCTGGCAGCAGGATTTGTTTAGATTGCATTCAACAGTCTTTCGTACACACGGATAGCGGCAGAGGTGGCGGCGCGCAGCTCGATGCGCTCTTCCTCTGTAAATGAGTGGATCGGCGATTCCCAGCGGTCGGCGTCCAGGCCGGCGGCGATCAGCACGGAGCGCCGCGCGCCGCGTGGCGACAATCCCCACGCCTGGGCCATGAAGGGCGCCAGATTGCGCGGCTTGATGCTGCGTAGCTGGGCCTTGGCTTCGGCGATGGCGGCCAGCGCATGCCCGGCGCCTGGTGGCGTCGGCATGTCCTTGTCGCGCGCTGCCAAAATCTCGGTGGCAGGTTGGAAGGACAAGTGATTGTCGATAAGGGACGCCGGCATGGTTCAGTCCTTGATGGCGCCGATGGCCCGAAGCACGCCGGGGGCAATGACGATCAGGAGCGACAGCAGCCAGATGCCGCAGGTTTTGGCCAGGCGCAGCATCAGCGTGCCCCTCGCTTGAGAAATTGTTCTGCCCAGTACGGGAGCGTGTGTGATGCGCCGCAGCAGTGCTGGGAACCCGCTTCATTGGCGAAAATGTAGTTCACCTCAATGGGCAGCTTGCCGACCAGGGCGCGCTGCTTGGCTGGCGTGAAAAAGCCGTCACGCTCCAGCGCCTGCGCATTGCTGACGATGAAGGTCAGATTGGCAGCGCCGTAGGCGTGATAGGTCTTGGCAATCTCGTGGATGTGGGCGGTCAGCGCCGCGATGCCGATGCCCGCGCTGGCTTGCAGCAGAAAACACGTTGGTGCCACGGCGACAATACAATTTTGCAAGGTCGGGCGGATCGTGCTTGATGCCGTGGATATGCCGGCATGAGGGGTGGCGTGCAGCGTGTTTTCCATCGGTTTTCCTTATTTCAGGTTGAACGAATCCCGCACGCTCAAAAGGGAGCGCAGCAGGGCACAGCAAAAGAGGGGAGTTACAGCGGCCGGGTTACGGCGGCGCGAGGATCGGGATAGTCATCAGCAGCCCGCTGTCAGGTCGAGGGCCAGCTGGCTGGTTGCTGCCGCGCGCGCATGCTGGGACATCGGGATGCGGATATCCGGCTTGGGCATGGCGGACAGCGAGAGGGTGCGCAGTACTTCCAGGCCTGCCACGAAGGAGTGCCCGCATTCGGGGTTCTGGCACATGTAGGTGATTTCCTTGAACATGGCGGACATCGTGCGGCTCTTGACAGCGCGGACGGTGTTTTCGCAATGCGGGCAGGGCAGGCCGATGACTCTCATTTCAGCTTTCTTTCCACTTGGTACAGGGCGCGACCGCGACCTGTCATGTTTTTCGACTGTATGCGTAAGCGCGACTTGATGAGCCATTCAGCCGCCTGATCGATACTTGCCAGCCCCTGGCGTTGGCGCACGAGTTCCAGCACCGCGCGCTCTTCGTCATTGAGGTTAATTTGATGGTCTGGCATTTTCTGTAACTTTAGAGTTGCTCAAAAGTGACTCGGTTTAAACGCTGCGACGCTGTACGCTGTCGATTGTGGCGTCATCCAAGGCGATCACGGCCAAGGCTTCACGCATCACGATCTGGCGCACCAGCACCGCAAGCTCTTCGCCCTGGTAGTTGGCGATCGAGGAAACAAGCTGGTGCTCATAGTCATCGAGGCGCAGCATGACGCGGTGGCTGCGGATACGTTTTGCATCGGGGTACATGACGTTGTCCTTAGTGAATGGATTTGGAAGCGAGTTCACGTTTGTAATCGGCGAGGCCGCGCAGGATCAGGAAGCGGAGGAACCAGGCACGGGAGCGTTCAAGTTTCTCTGCGTAGCCTTCGACTTCATCTACCTCATCCGATGTCAGACGAACGCCAAGAGGCTTAGTCGTGACGCCCTTGGCAGTGCGCCTCGCTATGGATACGTTTTTCATAATGTTATGATCTGTAATCGCTATGGTATGGCATAACTATAGCTCTCAAATGAGAGCATTGTAAAGAAAAATTTGCGCACAAATGAGATCAATTGGTGAAATACTAAAAGAAGAGCGTCAACGGCTGGGCATGAATCAAGAAGATTTTGCTGCCGTTGGCGGGCTGAAGCGACGCGCACAAACGCTCTATGAGCAAGGCGAGCGCGCCCCGGACGCGCTTTACTTACGAGCGTTGGCTGGGATCGGGGTCGATGTCCACTACATACTTACGGGTGAGAGATTGCAATCAGCCGTTACCTCGGATGAGAGAGAATTGTTGGACGGCTATCGAAGTATGGACGTTCGCGGGAAAGCAGGCGTACTTGGGATGATTGGCGGCATGCGCTCGCCAACGCCCCCAGCATCCCAAGTAGGGAATGCCCCACACGTTGAAACCCACGGCAAGATCGGTCAAAATTTCGTTGGAAATATCATTGGGCCACAGACTTTTAATGTGGCCGGCGGCGGACGAAAAAAGGAAAAATAGTCTGCAAATGATTCACCTTCTTATGCTTATTGTAATTGCTGCTTGTTTGCTTTGCATAATTTTCGGCAGTATGAATCCTCGAAAGCGAGCGTTTAAGGCGGGCGAGTCGGGCGGCTCCTTTTGGCACCATACAGTATCGCCTGCGAACACCAGCTCCGAGCCAAAAACGATCGGTCATGCTTGCTTTCAGCTGCCAGAAGTAGAGCATGCTAATCTTGGCGAAGCGAGATTTAAGGAAAACAATGTGGATTCGATATGAAAAATTCCGGAAGAGTATTATGAGAACGCAGAGTAAGTCTGCTAACGAAACTGCTCGCGAAAATGATATGACGGAATATTCTGCCTCAGATACGCATCGGTGTTTCAGCCTCTTTTCGTAAGGGATTGTGCGCCTTTTGTATATACGACTTCCGTGAAATCCGACCACAACCTAACCAGACTCTGCTTGGTACTAGCAATTCGAAGAGGCGGCGCTGTCATGGTTTGATTCGCCGATAACGCTGTTTTACCAAGAAGAATTTAGATCAGTTCACTAGCTAGCAACATCATCTTGCTGTAAAGTAAATTTGCAACTGAGATGGACAGAAGTAACATTGTGTAGATGTAACCAGGGAGGCGTGATGACCGGATTTGGTCCTTTTATACGAGAGATAAATATAAATGAAATTCGAAATATTAAAAATTTATCTATCGAGATAAGCAATGATCGTCGTGAACATTTAATTCTTACAGGCCCCAACGGCTGCGGGAAAACAAGCGTTCTACGTAGCATTAAGCAGCAGCTTGAAGCGGTGGCGAGTGGAGAAATTCTTGATATTCCAACGTGGAAGGGTAATATAAAGAATAGTGAGAGCGCCATTTTAAGTCTTCTCAATTTTAAAGCGGAAACTTCCACTTTGGAGGAAAAGGCTGCGCGCGAGCAAATGATTTTACAGCAAGAAGTGCATATTAAGAATCTTCAGAAGAAGATCGCAGATTTAAAGAATGTTGAAGTTGAATTTAGTAGTTTGGGGGAGGCTGTTTCTCGCTACAGTAAAGGCGAATATATAATTAGTTTTTTTGAGGCGAGACGGGAAGCTCAAATTTCTCCTGTAAAAGGGGCAGAGCGGTTAGATTTGCCAAGGGTTTCGCCTATTGCTGTGGATAAGCAAAATGCTGTAGGCGCGCGATTCTTACAATTTTTGGTAAACCAAGAAAATCGCGCAGCTCTTCTTGCAAGAAAGGGCAATCATGAGGAAGAACAAAAGATCACTGTCTGGTTTAGTAATTTAACAAAGAAATTTCAACAAATATTTCAAAATGATCAACTAAAGTTGGAATATGATATTGATGAATTTGATTTCAAAATTTGCATTCCAGGTAGAGAACCTTTTCGGTTTGTTGATAATCAATTATCAGATGGATTCTCTTCAATATTGCAAGTATTGGCCGAATTACTACTCCGGATGGAAGCTATAGGGCGATCTAGCTATGATATTCCAGGAGTTGTTTTGATTGATGAAATTGAAACCCACTTGCACATTCAGCTTCAAAAGATAGTTTTGCCATTATTGATCGAATTTTTCCCAAATATCCAGTTCATCGTGACAACTCATTCACCGTTCGTTCTGACTTCCGTGCCAAATGCAGTAGTGTATGACTTAGATACACGAAAGAGATGGGAAAATATGACCCCAATGTCGGTAGGTGCAGTAATTGAACAGTACTTTGAGGCTGATCTATATTCCAACGAAATTAAGGACTTGGTAATAAGATATCAGTTACTTACAGCTGGGGATGTGGCCGATGAAATGATATTGAATCAATTGGTTGATATAAGAGCTATATTAGATAGTGTTGATTACAATCAGGCTCCAGAATTGGTTGGGCATTACCGAGCAATGCGCGCAAAGGAGATTAGTGATTGATCTATCTCCCAAAAAGTTCTGCAGGTGATCTTGCGAAAATTCTTCAGGAAGCAATGGCAGTCGATAGATCAGGAGTGTATCGAGATGGTCCGGTATATGAGCGGTTGAAGGCCGACTTTCATGGGAAGTGCTATATCTGTGAAGATGATGAAATGACGGCAATCCAGATCGAGCATTTCGAGCCACACAAAAATGTGTTGGTGAAAAAATATTCTTGGGAAAACCTCTTCTATTCATGTGGACATTGCAATAATACGAAGAATGCTGGTTTCTGGCCGATGTTGGATTGTACAGAGTTCGATCATGAAGTCTGGGAATCGCTGAATATTAGTCTTTCAATATTTCCTAAGACTGAGGTTAAGATATCTCTAAGTGCGACATGTCCGCATCCTGAAAAAGGACAAAATACGATTCGCTTGTTGGAGAAGGTTTATAATGGCAAGGATGCGACAGCTATGAAGACGGATGAGGCACGAATACTGCGAAATAAAATTTTGCGTGCCCATACTAATTTTGTTACAGCTGTTGCACAGCAAGATGTAGAGCTAATTTGGAAGCTTATTTCAGATAATGCAGCATTTTCCGGAATAATGCGCTGGTGGCTGCGCAACAATCACCCGAAACTCTATACTGAGCTGCTAACATGAATTCATCGCACGCGACCATCAGAAAACTGATGGCCCATAATTTTTGGCTTTAAAGGGAGCCATCTTTGAATTTCTTACGGGGTCCTAAATTACGCTAGTGAAATTCCACGTACCGGACTTAGCCCTCAAAAATGAAGGCACCGCCTATGGCGTTGCTATGCTGGCTGACGCCTTGAATGGGCACTGGCAACAAGCAAACGAGTGCAAATAGAGTGCATTGCGAGCCGGAACCGATGGTAACTATAAAAAGGTCTTGCCGAGATATTCTTGTAAGGGCCTGCTTCCAAAGGCTAGCGCGAGCATGGAGATAGCAGCCGTTGAGCGGGCGTAGAAGGCATTCTTTCATGCTGCTTCTTCGCCGGTTACGGCTCGCGTATGCCTCCAAGGTTCGTCGCTATTCTCGTGAATGATATCCCGCACTTCTTCAATATTTTTCCACGCATTCAGGGCCGCCCGCTTGGCGGCCTGCTTGCTCTTGTAAGTGTGCTCCAACGTCTTGAGCTTGCCCGTGGCGCCGGCCTGCTCCTGGCCCGCCTTTTTCTTCTTCGCCGCCACGTCCTTCCACTTGGCCACCACGCCCGTGATGCCTTCGTCCGGGTCTTTCTCTTCCTCGCGCTCGGCCTCGACGGCTTCCGTTTTCGTCTCAAACTCCACCCGCGTGGTAAAGCCGTTGCCGCCCAGGCTGTGCGTGACCTTGACCGATAGCCAGTCGGTGGCGTCGATCTCGGGCTTGAAGCCCTTCACGGTCACGGGAGATTGCGGGAACACGGCCGGGTTTCCCAGGGCCAGATTCATTTCAAAGGTGGCCAGCCCGCGCAGGATGCGCTGCCATTCGGCGACGGCCGCCGTGCGCGCGTCCGTTTCATTGGCGAAGGTGGTGCGCAGGCGCTTGCTGTTGCCGGGCACGCCGGCCACCACGCTGCGGCGCCGCGCGTAGCGCTCGTCATGCCAGAAGGCGCGCACGCCTGTGTAGGCGTCGCTTTCGGCGCTGTGGTAGCGATGGCCGTCGCCCAGGGCGCGCGTGATGGGAATGACGGGCAGCGCCTTGCCGCTGGCCGTGCGGCTCTGGTTGATGGGGATGAAGAGCAAGGTGTCGTTCTTGACGGTGGCCACCGCGTCGTATTTCCTGCCCAGCCGGCGCAGGAAGGCCGCGTCGCTCTCGTGCGTCTGGTCGATGTGCTCGACGGCGGTATCGCGCAGGCGCGCCGATACGCCCGACGCCAGCTCGTTGCGAAAGGCGATGGCCTCGATGATGGCGCCCAGGGTGGTCTTGTGGAAGCTGTGTTCCTGCTGCTGCTTAAACGTGTCGATCAGGTTGGCCGACCTGGCGCGCAGGGTGATGGTGTCGGGCGCGCCGCTGTGCTCCACCTCGTCCACGGTGAACTTGCCCATGTCCACCAGGCCGGTCGCTTGCCAGCCCAGCGCAAGGGCGATCTGCGCGCCGCGCGGCGGCAGGGCCAGCTTGCCGTCGCTGTCGTCGAGGGAAATATCGAGCTGGTCGCTTTCGTCGCCACGGCACAGGGTCAACGTCAGATTAATCAGCCGCGGCGAGACGATGGCCGTCAAATCCTTGTCCTCGATGCTGACCTTGAAGGCAGGGATATGCTCGCTCATTTGAACTTGTCCGCCGCGCTGCCGATGGCGCCGCTGATGCTGCCGCCGATCTTGTCTTTCTCGCTGACGACGCCGCCGTATTTCGACGTGATACCGCCGACCACGTTGCCCACGACGCTGCCCACGGCATTCTTGGCCGCGCCCGCAATGCTGCTGGTCATGCCGTCGATGCTGAGCATGTTTTTCAGGTCGCCGATGTCGCCCAGGCCGACCATGGCCAGTACGCCGTCGTCGTCACGTTTGAGCGCAATCGAAAACTCGACGCGGCGCGCGCCGCCGCTGCCGTCGAGGATGGTGCGGCCCTCGGTCATGCTGGTGATGCGGTAGGAGCCGAGAATGCGGCCCGTGCCCTGGATCAGTATCCACGATTTACCGGTATCGGCCATCATGCGCAGCGCATCGAGCGAATACAGGGAGCCGGTCAGTTCCGGCGCCACCCAACCAGACAGGGTGATGGTGTCGTCACCTGGCCCCACGTACTGGTGCGCATCGCGCAGGCCCACGCGGGCCGTGCTGGCGTGCTTCCATTCCGTTTGCCGCTGCAGCTCGTGATAGGCCAGGGTCGGCAGGCTGAACACGAACATTCCTAAAATCATCATCATGGTGGTTATTCCTTCTTAATCGTGGTCGCGCAGGGACGAGCGGATGCGTGCCGCCTTTTCGCGGTCGCGTTGATCGAGCGCCGCGCTTACCGCGCGCGCGATGGCCTGGGGATCGGTGCCTGCCTGCACGTGGAAGGTGATTTCGATCTTGTCGCCCTGAATCGTCATGCCGGCGCCGAACCCGCCTTGGGACAGCGGCGTGCGCGTGTCGAAGGCGCTGGCCGGCAGGGCGGTTGCCGTACCGATGGCGATGCCGGCGCCCAGTTGCGTCAGGCGCTGCGCCAGTCCGGAAACCTTGGCAATCGGCGCGCCCTCGCTGCGGTCCAGGCCCACAGCAAAGCCCTGCATGGTGTAGTCGCCAAGCTGGGCAAACACGCGGCTCGGGCTGTGGATGCCCAGCTTTTCCTTGAACCAGGCAATGGTGCTGGAGCCGGCATTGCTGATGGCATCCTTGACCGCTCCCATGGAACCCGTGATGCCGTTGACCAGGCCGCGCAGAATGTTTGCGCCGAACTCGGTGAACTGGGCCGGCAGCTTGATGCCGAACCAGGTCATGACGCCCGCGAAGGCCTGGTAAAACACGCCGACCGGCGACCAGTTGATAATCAGGGCGGTGATACCGGCCATGCCGCCGCTGAAAGTTGTTTTCAGCTGCGACCACAGGCCGGCAATTAAGCCTGTCAGCGGCGCCAGTCCTTCGACAATGCTGTGCCGGATAGTGGCGGCAAAGTCGGTGAACCTGGCCGGCAGCGCGATGCCGAACCAGCCCAGCACGCCCGCGAAGGCGCGATAGAAAAGGCCCAGCGGCGACCAGTTGGCGATCAGGCTATTGATGCCGGTAAAGCCGCCGGCAAACGCCGCTTTCACGTCTGACCACAGGCCGCCAAAGAATGCCTTGATCGGCCCCCAGTATGTGTAGATCAGGAAGGCGGCGCCGGCGATGGCCGTCACGGCCAATCCGATGGGCGTCATCAAGAGGGCGCGGCCCAGCCACAGCACGGCACGGCCCGCCCACATGAAGGCGCCGCCCAGGTTGCGCAAAATGGGCGTGAGCACGCCGCCCGTCACGCCCATCTTGGCGAACATGACGTGCAGCATGGCGTACGGGCCGATCAGGGCGGCAATGCCCAGCATCAGCGGGCCGAGCACCAGCAGCAGGCCGGCCAGCACTGCAAAGCCAGCGATCATGACCTTGGCCACGGTTGGGTTGAGTTCCATGAAACCATTCAGGCGCTGCACCGCGCTGATGGCCAGCTCCAGCCCTTGCGCATACAGCGGCAGGATTTTCTCGCCCATGGTGAGCTTGAGGTTGGCCAGCTTCGATTGCGCTTCCAGTTCCTTGCCGGCGGCCGAGTCGCGGCCAAATTTTTCCAGCTTGCCGATATCGGCGGCGCCACGGTTGAGCTTTTCGTTCTTGTGGATTTGCACGCGCTGCAGGTACATCTGCGAATACAGGTTTGATGCGGTGCGATTCGAAAAAATGCTGCCGATGGCGTCGAGCACCTGTTTCTTTTCCGTGATGCCCTTCTTTGCCAGTTGCGGCAGCAGCACCTTTTCCAGCCATTCGAATTGGTTTTCGCGGAACAGCTCGGCGCCCAGCAGCGCGCCCGGATCGAGGAACGAGACTTGCCCGGCCTTGTCGTGCTTGACCTTGCTCTTGTCGCCAATCAGGCCGAACTCTTCCAGCTTCCTGGCTGAGCGCTTGGTGGTGCGGCCCTGGTACAAGTTCTGGTAGGCGCTCATCAGGGACGTGCCGACGCGGTTGCCGCTCATTTCCTGCACCAGCGGTTCCATCTGGTAATAAAAGGCATCATCTTTCAAACCCTTGGCGGCGATACCGCCCGTCTTGATCATGTTCAGCCATTCATTCGGGCCGACGCGCCCGCCCGTGGCGGTAATGACCTGCTGCACGATATTGGCCTGGGCTTCGAACTTTTCCTTGCTCTCCAGGCCACCGCGCAGCTCGATCACCTTGAGCATGTCCATGAACTTGCGTTCGTTGTCGGCACCTTCGGCCTCGCCAAAGAAGGCGTGATTGGCAAACTTCATCTTGGCCAGGGTAGGGGCGACCATTTCCGCGTGGTGCACGTCGGCAAAGGCGCTCATGCCGTCGCGCATCAATTGCAGGTTGTCGAGCTGGCTGGTGCCGTAGGTCTTCATGTTGCGCGCGAAGGCGACGGCCTCGGCTGATACCTTGTCACCCAGGCCCAGCGCGTTGACGCGGCCCACTTCCGTTTGATAGTGCTTGGCCTCGTTCAGCCCCTTGACGACGGGCGCGCCGATGACGGCGCCCGTGGCGGTCGCGCCCGCGCCGGCCATGGCCAGGTTGCCCGCCTTGCTGCGCAGCTTGTCCGCATGCTGGATGGCGTTGGTGACGCGCTGCTGTTTGGCGGCCGCATTGGCCAGTTTCTGCTGCTGCAGCGTCATGGTTTTGTTGGTGGCCTCTATCTCGCGGCGCAAGGTGCGCTCGTGGTTGGCCAGGTCTTTGGTGCCGATGCCGGCGCCCGCCAGGCGCTCGCGCATGACCTGCAGTTGCTGGGCTTGTTGCTGGCCGGCCGTCTTCAATGCACCGGCCGCCTTGACGGCGGCGTTAAACTCGCGCGTCATGGCGCGCGTGGGCGCCTCCGCCTGTTTCATCTTGGCGGCCAGGCTGGCCACCTTTTGCTGGGCCGCTTCCAGCTTGGTGCGGGTGGCGTCCAGGCCGCCATGCAGTTCGCGGAACTTGCTGATGTTTTTCTGCTGGGCATTCAGATCGCGCAAGCGGTCGCTGGTGGCCTTCAAGGCCTTGGCCGTGTCGCTGGAGCCGCCCAATATTCTTTTCAGCGGGCCGGTAATCTTGTCCAGTGCCGCAAATACCACCTGTAATTTCAGATCCCGACCAGCCATCTATTCCGCTCCGCTTCGCTGCCTGGCGCGTTCGCGCCAGGCCATCAGTTCATCAATCGTAAAACCGTCCATTGCTGCCGGCGTCCAGTGGAAGACGCCGGCAATGTCGGCCATGGCGTCTTCTACTTCGCCGGGGATACCGAAAGGCGATCTACTCTGCTCGCCAAAAAACCGGCAACCTCGACGCCCACGGCCAGCAGGTCGGCCGGGTCCATGTTGGCGATGTCGTGTGCGGTCAAGGTCGGCTCGGTGATGCGCGGCAGCACGATCTGCAGGGCCGACACGTTCAGGTTGGCCAGCTCGATCAGGGAAATGCCGCGCAGGGCGCCTGCCTTGGGCTTGCGCACGGTCAGCGAGTTGATGAATGTGTCGCCGCGTTTGATCGGATCGTCCAGCTCGATGACGGCCTGGTTTGTGTTTTCGTTGTTCATGCTGTGTTCCTTGTGGTGTGGTGGTGAATAAAAGGGGGATTACAGGCCGATGGCCTTGCGGATGGCGGCATTCGTGTCGCCGCCGCCAAAGTTCTCGGTACCGCTCATGAAGTCCAGTTCGATGACGGTGGCGCCGTCGATCATCAGCTTGTAATAGCTGCAAGCCATGGTGTATTTATGGGTGGTGTCGTCGCCCATCTTGGCCGTGCCCATGTCGATTTCCTTGTAACGGCCGCGTACGACAACCTCGACGGCGGCGACCGTGCCGTCATCGTCTTCCTGGTAAGCGCCGGCAAAGCGCAGTTGCACGGCGCCGTGCGAGTGCGCACCGTACTGTTTCAGGGCTTCGGCGACCAGGCCGCCGCCGCTCCATTCCAGCGACAGCGCCTCGTTGCCGAAGTCCACCGACACGGGGCCGGCCATGCCGCCGGCGCGGTACTCCTCCATCTTGCGGCTGAGTTTTGGCAAAGTGACTTCGGGCACCATGCCCAGGAAGGACACGCCGTTCTGGAACAAGTTAAAATTTTTCAGTTTGCGGGGCAGGCCCATAATTTCTCCAGTATTTCAATGCGCCCGCGCTGGCGCGGGCAGGGTGGTGATGTGGTCGATTACGCGGAGATGCGCGAGGCGAAGTCGGCCAGGTAGCGGTCGGTAATGCGCTGCTGGAAACGCAGGTTTTCCAGCGGCGGCACGGGCGTGTAGTCGTAGTCGATGGCCAGCTTGCCCGCCTTGAGCGTGTCCTTGTCGTTGTACTGCTCGTCATACCAGGCGTGCCCGTCGATGATGTAGCCCTGCAATTTCAGGTCGCGGAACTTGGCGTTGATGCTCTCCAGCATGTCGCGCACCAAGGACGGATGCAGGGGCAGGTCAACAAAGGTGAAATGCGCTTCGGCGATGGTGTCGGCCAGCACCTGGGCCGTGCGCGTGTAGTTCTCGAAATAGAAGAAGCCGCCCGGCGCCTCGCAGGTGCGCGAACCCCAGAAGCGGTAGCCGCCCATGTTAATCAGGGTGGTCACTTCCTTGGCGTTGAGCACGCCGGCGTCGGTGGCCGGGTCTTGTAGGTCGAAAAACACATCCTGGGTCAAGCCGGTGGGGCCGTTGACGACCACGTTGGACAGCGTCTTGTGCCAGCCCGTTTCCTCGTCGATCTTGGCGCGCAGGCCCATGGCGTAGGCGACGGCGGAAATGCTCGCTTCCTCGTCGGTGGCAGTGTTCCAGTTCACAAAATCGGGCCAGATAATCATGACCTCGCGCTGGCCGAACTGGCCGCGATAGGTGGTGGTGGCCACCACGTTGCTGCAGCCATACGCGGAGGCGTACACGAAGGCGCGCAACTGCTGGGCGACGCTGGCCAGGGCGTTGGTGACGGCCTTGGTGTCCAGGCCCGGCGCGCCCAGGATGCGCGGTTTGACGCCGAGTTTGCTTTGCGCTGCCAGCAAGGCTTTCACGCCCAGGTATTTCCCATCGGGCGACACGCCGCCCACCACGTTGCTGGTGGTATCCGCTTCCGTCTCGCCTTCTTCCACGCGCACGACGATGGTCAGGGGTTTTGTCTGCGCGGCAATCGCCTCCAGCGCGCGGTACAGGGTGCCCGTCTTGCCGGCCTTGCCCATGGCGGCCAGCACGTTGGTGACGAGCACGGGCGTGTCCAGCGGGAAGGCGGCCGGGTCGGCATCGTCTGCCGTGGCGATCAGGCCCAGCACGGCCGTGGAGACGGTGCGGATGGGGCGCGAACCCTCGTTGATTTCAATGACGCGCACGCCATGGTGGTAGTCGGTGGCCATAGGGCTCTCCTGGTAGAAAAGAAGTTTCGGGTGGTTACTGCAGGTTTTCGGCAAAGGCGCGCTGCGCCTCTTCCGGCAGGGTGGCGGCGATCTGCGCGTATTCGTCGGCAATGGCCAGGCGCAGCGCATCCAGATCCTCAGCCGCCAGCACGCCGGCGCAGGTGGTGATGTCGAGCAGGCGCAGGCGCGCGGCGGCAATCGCGGCGACGGTGGCGCTGTCGCCATCGGACATCGCCGCAAAGCCGATGCCGGCCAGGCGGTTCAGGATCGTGTCGCGCGTCTTGCGTGTCGCTTCCAAGTGCCGCTCGGCGAGGACGGAAAAGGGCGCACTGGCGCGCTGCTTGGCCACCGGGTTGCCGGCGGCGTCGGCGACGATATCGAAGCCCTGGGCCTGGGCGGCGAAGAGTGCCGCGTAATGCGCTGGCGTCACTTCGCGGGCATCGTCAGGGATCGCCAAGTCCAGGATGTGGGTATCGAAAAAGCCGCCGGCAGAGGGAGAAAAGAGTTTCATGGCTTAGTGTCCGATGGCAAAAACAGAAACGGGATTGATGTAGAAGTTGCCCGATGCATCCCGCAAGGAGACGGAGCAATTGAAGCGCGACGGATTGGACACGCCCACGTTGGCGATTTCACCGCCCGGCACCGATCCGGTTCCCCATGCTGCGAGGCACATGTTTGGAAACCCAGTAGGGAAGGCAAAGAGGGTCGGGCCGGTATTCGAGGTGCTGATGTTTCCCCACTGCAGCAGCATGCCGCTCGGCAGTCGTTGAAAGCCCGGCACGGCCATTTGCGAGGCGAAACTGGCCGACGCGCCGGCCTGAACGCCGCCCCAGGCGTACCACTGGCCGCCGCCCACGTAGGCGACGCCCAGCGTATCGCCCTGGCCCAGCGAGAACGTGCGCGCGTTGCCATTGCCGACGCCATACAGGACGTCGCCTGCAGATGCCTGCAGCGTGACCACGCCGCTGCCGGAGTTGTTGATCTGATAGAAAGTACCGGATTTGACTTGCCCGGAGGGCGGCATGGTCAGGGTCAGGGTGGCGGAGGCGTTGATAATTGAGCCAGCTTCCGCCGCCAGCAGTGCCCTCGACACGGCAATCGAGGATTGCCCCTGGAAGTTGCCCAGGGCACGCTGGACGGCCAGCATGGTGGCCAGCTTGGCCGATGTGTCGAACTGGGCGGGCGTATCGGTTTCCGTCATGCGCGACAGCACATCGACGCCATCGCAGTAGGGCACGCGCGTCTGGCCCTGGCCGATGACCAGGCCGCTGCCGGCCGCCGTCCTGAACGTCAGGGAGTAAGTGCCCGTGGTCTTGTTGCGCACCGTCCAGTTATGCGCCGCCGCCGGCACGATGACGTTGATGTTGCCCGTCAGCGCCCCCGTGAACTGCAGCACGTCGGCCTTGGCTTCCGCCTCGGTGAGCACCACGTCCACCTTGCCGGCAACGGATTTATTCAGGACGATCAGCTCTTTCGGTTTGTATTGCGGGTGCGGGTCGGGGGCGGCCAGGTGCTGCGCCAGCAGCGTGTCGGCATAGGCGCGCACTTCGATCGCCTGATCGTCCGCATACTTGCGCGTGGCCAGGATGACGGCCGGATCGATTTTCAGCTCGATGGCGGCCGTGCTGGCAACGATCAGCACCACGCGCACCACTTGCGTGCGGGCGCTGCCCTCGGCCATGACGGGCTTATAGCTGGGCGGACAGTTGGCGACGGCGCACAGGTCGCCCGCCTCGTCGTAGAGGCCAATCTCGCGTATCCACCAGCCGCCCACCTCTTCGGGCAGCACCTGTTCGGCGATGATCTGGCTGGGGTTGGCCGGGTCGATGGCAAGCTGGTTCAGGTCGGCGCGGCGCACTTCATGCACGAGCGCCTTTTGCAAGCGATCCGGGATGGGCAGGGCGCCGTTGCCGTCGCCCACGCCCATCTTTTTCAGTTTCAGGGTTTGGCCCAGCGCGATGGCATTGGCCAGTTTGGCCTCGCCCACCTGCGTCAGAATGGCAAAGTATGTGCTCATGGATAGATGGTCATGGTGTCAATGGTATGGGATGCGCCGGCCTGCAACAGCGTGCCGCGCACTTCGATTTCTTCGGCGATCCACGGATAAACCGTCATCGCATCGCCGTGATAGGTGCTCAAGCCGATCTGCACCTGGCCACGGGTTTCCAGATACAGCGCCAGGCCCGTCATATGGCGGCTGACGGGCTTGGCGTCGGCGATCAGGCGTTCCATTTCCTGAAACATGGCGTCGGTGATGCCTGAATCCAGCACGCCCACGTCGAGGCGGAACGTGCCCGGCACGCCGGGCGGGGTGGTTTGCCACCATTCGGTGATGCGGATCAAATAGCCCAAGGACTCCACCACGCGGCGTACGGCGGCAATCGTGCCCTTGTGCTTGTGGATGAAATAGGCCGCCTTGATGGCGCCGCGCTTGATCGACTCGGGCCAGGCGTCGTCCCAGCGGTCGACGGAACACGCCCAGGCCAGAAACGGCAGCAGATTGACGGGGCAGCGGTCAGCGTTCCACAGGTCGCGCAGCGGAACGGGCACGTTGACCAGTTCGGCGCAGGCCACGGCAATGGCGCGCTCCAGCGCCGTGGTGTTGGGCGGCAGGGTGGGCACGGTCCTATTCATCAAGCACCACCACATTCAATTTGATGGCGGTGCAGCGCGCGGCCTGGGTGGCGTCCAGTTCGATATCAAGGGCCGGGCTGGTCAAGACGACCTTGCGCACGCCCTCGACGTGGACGGCGGCGCTGCAGGCGGATCGATAAATGCTGTGGCCCAGCGGGCGGCGCGGCTGCGACACGCGCACGGCGTTGGCGCGCGCGGCATCGAGCAGAATCGGCACTTCCGGGCCGACGCCGATAAACAAGGTCGCTTCGATCTGATAATCGATGACCTGGGCTGCTTGCACCTTTAGGCGGTCGCCCAGGGGGCGCACTTCCTCGGCGTTGAGCGCGCGCGCCACGATGGCCAGCAGCGCGGCGTCGGCGATGCCCGTGTCGTTGTTGGCCAGCACCGTGACGGTGACGCTGGCCGGCGCCGGGCTGGTGGCGCTCGCGTCCTTGACGCGGCCGTCGCTGCTGCGGGCGTGGAATTCATACGACGCTTTCGGGCCGGCGACGGACAGGCCGTCCGGCGCTTCCTGGATGCGCAGGCGGTACGCGTCGTTATCTTCCATGACGGCGGCCACGGGCGGCATGGCGTTGGGATTGGCCGGCGTGATGGTCAGGCGTTCCACGTTGACGTTGGCACCCAGCTGGTCCAGGTCGCCATCAAGGGCAAACGCCAGCATGACGGCCTTGCCGGCGTCGTTGACGCGGTTGCGCAGGATGGTTTCCTGATACGCGTTTTCTTCCAGCAGCTTGGTGGCCGGTTCCGATTCCAGCTCAAGCAGGGCAGTGACGGCGGCGCGCTCGGCTTCCGGCAGCAGGCTGACCAGGTGGGATTTGCGTGTGGCGAGGATGGCCTCAAAGTCCAGCGCCTCGACCACGCTGGGCACCGGCAATTGTGTCAGGTCGATGGGCGTGCTCATACGACGCCGCCTTGCTTGACGGGGACGGCCAGCGTGATGCTCTGGCCATTCGCCGTGCCATCGAGCAGCAGCGCGATGGCGCCGTCCGTGTCGCGCGTGAGCTGCACGCTGGCGAGCTGTAAACGCGGTTCCCAGCGCCGCAGGGCAAAGGCGGTGGCCGCGTAGATGCGCAACTGCGTGGCGCTGTTCAGGGGCTGGTCGATCAGCTCGGGCACCTCGGAACCATAGCGGCGGCGCCGGATGCGCGAACCGATGGGCGTCGTGATAATGTCGGCAACCGACTGGCGCAAATGGCCCAGGCCCGTCAGGCTGCGCCCGGTGGCGGCGTGCATGCCCATCATGGCAATGGCCCTTCTGACTGGTCGCCGCCGGCCTTGACGCCGCCGTGCGCATGCTTGGTCAGGCTGATGGCGCCGGCCAGCACGTCCTCGCTGGCCTTGACACTGCCTTGCACGGCCATGGCCACGCCGCCAGCGGCGCCGGCCTTGGCGTTCACGCCGCCATTCAGCGCGGTGGCGCCGTTGACGATCAGGTTTTTCATGACGGTCAGGTCGCCCGTGCAAATGGTGCTGGGCGCGTTCGACGTGACCTTGTCGGCCGTGATGTTGGCTGTGCCGCCGGGGAGTAGGGCCGTCAGGGCGTGTGCCGCGTGGTCATACTGCACCACGGCGCCGTCAGGATAGTGTGTGGTGTGGATGGTGTCGCTGGTTTCGGGCGCGTCAAATTCCTGGGAGTACAGCGCCGGCACGATGATGCCGCGCGTCAGGTCGCCGCCGGGTGAAAAGACGATGACCTGTTCGCCCACGGTGGGCGCCGACCAGGTGCGCGTGCTGCCGGCGCGTCGGGTGGCCCATTTCAGCCATTCGGTGGTGAGGGTCGGCCCGAGCCGCACGCGCGCCTTGGCCCCTTTGACCTCGGCAATGGTGCCCAGGCGGATCAGGTTTTGCAGCAAGCGGGTGAGGTCGGACAGGTCGGCGTTCATGCAGTGCATGTTGCCGAAGTCCGCGTGCGGATGCACGCGGGGACGGGTTGATATGGAGCTTAGTGACTGTAGCTGCGTTGGATGCACAGCAATACAGATTTTTCTGATAGTTTAGGTTGTAAATAGTGCAAAAAACCAATGTTCTACTGCAGAATTTCTACCTTCTTAGCTATAGCCTTCTTACTAGAAAGGTGGTCCAAATAGGGGCGCTATCTTGTGAAATAACGCTGCATCTGAATGCATCCGATCAGGCAATAGTCTGACATCTAGTTCGCGACAAGTGGTTAAGGTCTTATCCATACGTGCAGGTGTGTCGAAAATGATTATGACGGCGATACTTCGCTTGTCTGTTGTTTCCCTCTCCCAATACTGCTTGTACGTTGCAATAAACTCCCGAACTGTTGTTTTAACCTTCCGGCCAAGCTGCCCCGAGTCAGATGCCTCATAAAGTATTAGATTTGGATTAACTACTGCACCTATCGAAAGAACAAGAATGCCGCGTGCTTTTGATGGATTTTCGAGTGTTTCGTATCGCTTGGTTAACTGCTTCAATCCATCTTTTATATTAGCTTTTATTTTACTCTCTGACTTGAGACGTTTGCATTCTACAAACATCGGAGTGCCATCAAAAACTAACGATAAATCAGCCACATGACTAAAATCAATCTGATTGCCTTGTGCAACGAAGCTCGCCGCGATCCCTAATTCGAGACTGAAATCTCTCCCGCTCGACTTATCTAATGGAAATAGCTCATGGCCCTGCAAGATTTTTGTTAGCCGCTCTATAAATTTTGGATCTTTTTCGTAACGAAGTCCTTCGTAGATGCGAATAAGCTCCATCGCTTCGTGAGCGGCATTGATGCCGTTAACTAGTCCATATTTTTCTTCAAAAAAACTGTAGTCCTTTCTTACCTCAGAAATTGCTAGGTCTGTAAGTAGGGATTTGTACTTATGCACCCTAGTATTATGGTACTGGATACCAAGACTTTCGAGCCAACTGCAAACTTCGTCGAACATTCCTGCGGCGACGGGGTACGGTAGTTGCTGGACACGTCGAATATTTGTGACCCGTTCCGATATTGTCGAATAGTTACGATTGTCTTGGAGCGGGATGGGCTTCGTCCAGCGGTACATTGGAGATCTCCAAAAATGAGTTGTTCTGTCTCAGCATACTCCGATATTCTGCATCTAAGATATTTGAACTCAGTGGCGCCATCAATACCTTGTTGTCTGAAATGTTCTCAAGTTCATTGCTAAATTTTCCGGATATGACCTAGTTTTTTTGTACGTGACGTAGTAAGGATTCGCGTATCAATGTTCGATCCGGTTCACTCAAGCCCAGCAGCGGCCGCTCCGGGTACTTGTACAGTGGGCCTTTTTTCGACAAGCGGTCTTGCCGGCCAAACTGATGCACATGCGCGACGCGCGCCACCCAGCCAAAGAAGCCGACTTCGATCTGGTCGCCGGTCGCCTTCACCTTCAAGTGTTTGGCGGTGCGAATCTTGGCGAACATCGCTGCCTTCTGCCGCTTGATGCGTCCATTCTTCCCCTTGAATTCCTTGCGCCGCTTGCGCGCCGGATAGGCGGCGCCATCCGGCCCCTGCTGCGCCTTGATGCGCTGCGCCTGGCTGCGGCGCAAGTCGATGGCCACCTTGTGATTGATGGCGCGGCGCTGGGCTGGCTGCAGCTTGGACAGCAGGGCGCCGGCCCAGGCTTCCAGCGCGTGCAGGTTGTCGCTCACAGCGTGGCCTCGGGCGTGCGCCATTCGGCCAGCAGGGTCTCGCCGTCATACAATTTCCAGAACTCGTCCGCGTAGGCCGGCATGTGTTGTATCTCGGCCAGGTGCTTGATGTCCAGGCGGCCCGCCTCGCTGGCCTTGACGGCCACGCGTTCGGTCAGGTCCAGCTTGATCGAGATATCGACCGTTTCATGGTTGTTGAAATCCACCTCGAAGGCGATGCCGTGCTTGCGGGTTTCCTCGTTGGCCATCAGGTCGAGCTGGTGGACTTTCAGCCAGGCGATCAGGGCCACCATGATGGCGTCGGCGTCGCCCGCGTAATCGGTCACGATCAGGTTGAGCTTGAAGCGGTATTCGAAGGAGAGGGATGCGGTGGCCGATGCCACCACATTGCCCTCGTCGGCGAAGACCAGCAGGCGGTCGGGGTCGCGCTGCAGGTCGGGGATGGCGGCGGCCAGGTGCTGGCGCAGGCTATTCGGTTTGTACATGGTAGGTGTCTCGTACTAGGTTGTAGGCGTCGATGCAGGCGTTCAGCTGGCGGGTGGCGTCGTCACCGTCGCCGGCAATGGCGTCAAGAGCTGCCGCAGTCGCTGGGTCAAGTTCGGCGCGCGCTTGGTGCCGATGGCCTGCGGCAGCGGTGGAATCTGCAGTTGCGGCGCACTGGCCGCTGGCGACGGGGATTGACAGGCGCACAGCACCGCTGCGCACGTCAGCATTGAAATGGTCACGCTCGGTTTTCGCATGGGTTTGCTCCTGGGTGAGGTGGTCGGCGCGCTGTGCCAGAGCGGTGCCGGCGGCGCGCTCCAGCGTGAGCACGCGGGCGGTGGCCTGGGCCAGTTCGGTGGCGGCGGTGGTCTTGCTGGCGGCCGCCTGCCGCTGCAGCTCGGCGATGGCGGCATCCTTGCGCCAGCCCTGCGCCGTCCAGCCAGCCAGGGCGCCGCACAGGAGAACAGCGGCCAGTGGGCGCCAGGTGGTCGCCTTCACGTGGCCACCCGTTCCTTGATCCAGCCGAACAGAAAACGGCGCTGGCTCTTGTTCGCTTCGGTGATTTCCAAGTAACGCGCCGCCTGCAGGCCGTTCAAGGCGCGCAGCAGTACGGTGGCGCCGTCCTGGCCGCGCCACTGCAGGAAAGCGGCCAGCGCGCCCAGCGACTGCGCGCCCAGGCGTCCGTCGACGAATAGGGCAGGGTAGCGCGCGCCCGTGTCATTAAAACCGTTCAGCCAGCGCTGCAGGAACTCGGCCGCACGGTGCGGGCCCATGTTTACGCCCGTGTCGATCAGCTCGGCGCCGATGCCGGCATGCAGGGCCAGCACCTGGTCGAACTTCGGTTCAGTGATGTAGCGGGCCGTGTAGATGGCGCGCACCACGCCCACGGGCAGCTCACGCATCGGCCCCGTGTAGCCGTTGGCGCGCGCCACTGCCACGGTGATGCCGTAATTGGTTTCGCCGCCCTTGTCTTGCGGGTCGTTCACGTAGCCGCCTTCGGCGCGCAGGATGGCGTCGATGACGCGCGCGATCACGGGATTTTCCATGGTGGCCATCAGTGTTCCTTCGCATCTTTGACCAGCTCGGCGATGTCCTTGTCGCTGCGGCGCTGGAACCACAGGGCCACGGCGCGCGATACCCACCAGCCGGGCGCGCCCACGATCAGGTCGATGGCGGAAGCGTTGACCATGGCGCCGATGGCTGGGAGCTGGGCGCATAGCAGCTGGTACACGGTGCCGCCCAGCAGGCACGAGAACACGCCGGCGCAGGCCAGGCGGGCGACGAATTCGCCCTTGTTGAAGGTGCCGTCGGCATTCAAAGGCGGCAGCACGATGTACAGCATGGCGGCGCCGACCATGCCCAGCGCCGCCTTGACGCCGTACAGTTTGACCAGGGTGGCGAAACCACCAAACGATTCTGCGGACATTGCTTGATTCTCCGGGGTGAGGTTAGATAGATTTTTCATGAGGGTAAAAAGGTGGATTGCGCGTTAATCCCATAGCTGCACGATGTCAGCAAGCTGGCCCATGCTGGGCGCCGGCTCGGGCAGGGTGACGAGCAGGCCGGCCGGCAGCACGGCGCCGTGGCGCGCCAGGGCGGGATTCATTTCAAGGGTGTGCTCGACGTATCCCGCGCCGTCGCCCAGGTAGCGCCACACTAGGGCGTCTACCGTGTCGTGCTGCTGCGTGCGCACCTGCATCAGATCAATTCCACGGTCAGGTGCGTGCGCCCGACGATATCGGCGATGGCCCATTGCGCATTACGCCGCTGCGCGCCGGGCGCCTCGTCCAGCCACTCCATGCTTTTCTTGTCGCTGACGGACGTGGCCGTGCTGTCGTAGTCGCGGTAACGCTCGATCAGATCGGCCTTCGCCGTGCTGTAGACGGCGCGCCGGTACTGCGCCAGCAAGCGGGACTCGCGGTTGATGCGCGTGGCTGGCACGTCCACCAGGGCGGCGATACCGGCTGCGGCGTGCTTGCCTTGCCAGTCGGCCAGCTCGCGGTTGACCTGCAGGATGGCATCGACCACGGCTTGTACCAGGCGCGCGTCGGTGACGGTGCCATCCAGGCGCATGGCGTCGCGCATGTCGGTTAGCGTAATGTCGGGAAACCAGCCATCGTTCTCGATGATGCCGGCGGCCGGCGCTGGCGGCGCGGGCGAGGTGCCGGGTGGGATGGACGGGGGCAGGGCCATGAAGGACATACGGGGCGCTTTCAAAATGGGGCGGTGGACGGGGTTCATCAGGTCAAAGGTGTGGCCAGAATCCCCCCGTGCCGCCGTGCTGCGGGGGATGCTCTTTACGTGGAACCGGCCGCGCGCTTGAGGCGCCGTTCCAGCCGTTCCATATCTTTCTTGACGCCGCACGACTCGGATAAAGCGCGGGCACGCTTCAACTGGCCCATGGCCGTTTCCGCCTGCGCCACCAGCGCCGGGGTAATGTCCGTATCGTCGGCCTGATCCAGCACGGCGATCATGGCCAGGCCAATCGCCTTATGCAGCTTGGCGCGCGCCTGGTCGGGCGCGTCGCTGGCAGCTGTCAGCTGCTCGACGGTGCCCAGTACCTGGGCCGCATGCTGCGGATCGGCTGCCAGCTTGCCGTGCAGGTAGCCTTCGGCAAACTCGTCCAGCATCAGGGTGGCGATGTCGCGGCTGTAAGTCTCGGGCAGGGTGAACTTGTGCGCCAAGGCGTATTCAGCCATGACCAGGGCGCGCTCGTACTCGCCCGTGTCGATGTGCCACACCAGCAGGGTGGCGAACACGTCATCCTGGGCGCCCTTGCCGCCGGCTAGCACGCCGTCGATCCATTGCGCATAGTCGGGCAGCAAGGTGGCCTTGACCTCGATCTTGCGTTCCACCGACTGGATGGATTTCAGGCGGCGGCGGTCATCGGCCAGCTTGTAGAGCATCATTTCGTAGGCCGTGCCGGTGGTGACGCCCTGCGGCGCGGCGGCGCCGGCCGTGCGCTCGGCCAGCATGCGCGCGCGGTGGCGCAGGGCGGGGGACTGGTTCGCCATTATTTGTCTTTCAGCTCGATGTTTTCCACCAGCGCGGCCAGGCCCAGGTCTTCGATCACGTAGGCGTCATTCGACGACTCGTAATTCTCGATGCGGTCGCGCTTGGGCACGTCCTCGACGCGGCGGCGGCGCGCGCCTTCCTGGAAGTAGATCGACAGATTGTCGAAGCGCGTAATCAGGATGGCGTTATCCGGGAAGTAGGGCACGCGCGCCGCCGGCAAGCCGCCGATACGTTTCTGGCTGATGATAATGTCGGCCGCCAGGGTTTCCGTGGGCGCCTGCTTGGTGTTGACCAGTGGAAAATACTTGTCGTTCAACAGTTTTCGGCCGACGATGGCCACCAGATTGGTGTCTTCCTGATACCACGGGTCGAGCAGGTTGACGGCATCCGTGACGGCCGCGTCGAGGTTGGCATAGTCGGCGCCGTCCACGTCGCCGATGATGACCTTGCCCGGCATGCCGGCGGCCACCAGGCCCAGCACGCGCTCGGGCGCCAGTTCGCGCAGGTGCTGCAGCCAGCCCTTGTTTACGTCCTGCAGCAGCGGATTGGCGGCCAGGTCGGTGGTGGCCATGACTTTCACGCCATTGAAGCCGATGACGATGCGGTCGAGCGCCTGGCGCGTCAAAATGGCATTGGCCACGCGCGACTGGAAGTCCTGGAACTTGGCCCAGGCGTCCAGCTTGGCATAGCTCAAATGCGTGTCGAAGTTGGTTTGCTCGCAGCGGTACTTGGTGCTATCCATGGTGGACAGGTCGCGCGTTTCGCGTTCCTTGTCCTTGGTGTTGGTGCGGCTGGCAATCGGGCCGGACACGCCCAGGCCCAGTTTTTCGCCTTCCTGCTCGCCTACGCCGATGATGTTCACTTTTGAGAGGAACTCGCTCGATTCCTGCATCTTGTTTTCCAGCTTCTGCTGCACGCTGGGCGTGACGCTGAAGGTCTTGGCCACGTTGTCCGTGTCGTTCAGTTGGCCCAGGCGGGTTTCATATTGGCCAAAGACCTGGCGCGTTTGCTTTTTCATAAATCAGTGCTCCGTTGTTGAATGGGGGGAAGAAAGGGCGCGCGCGCTTAAAACTCGGTCTGCACGGCGCCGTCGTTGCCGGTCGCGGCAGGGCGGCGCGGGCCGTTGCCGGGCGCTTCGTCCATCTGCGCCTTGAAGGCGGCCAGCTCGTCCTGCGTGGCCTTCAATGCCGTTTCGGTTTTTTCCAGGCGCGCCAGGGTGCCCGTGTAGTTATCGTTGGCGGTGACGACGTGGCCGGCAAGCGCCTCGACGGCTTCGCTGATGTCGGCGAACTGCGCGGCGTCGCTGCCGGATTTATTCGAAAAGCGCGACAGCAGGTTTTTCACGGCGTCCGCCAGCTTGATGCCCTGCGGCTCGTCAAATTCCAGCGTGACCTCGACGGCGGCGGTAAACAGGTTGGTGCTTTGCAGCTTGCGGCTGGCCGAGAATTGCAGCGCCTCGGTGCCCAGGCTGGCCGGGCTGTCGGTGACGCCCAGGCCGACCAGGTAGGGCTGCGACGAGTCGGCAAAATCAGGCTGGATTTCCAGGCTGGTGTACAGCTTTTGCTTGGCCTTGTTGATGGCCACCAGTTCCGGCGTGGGTTCGATCTGTGCGAACAGGGCCAGTTTCTTGCCGCTGTCGGTGTCGACTTCCTCGGCCTTGACGGCGATCACGTCGCCGTAAGCCTTGAACTGGCTGTCGGGCAGGATGCCGCGAATGTGTTCCAGCCAGATGCGCGCGCCGTAGGTTTTCGGGTTGTAGGTGGCGGCGATCTGCTCGATGGTGGCGCGGTCGATGTTGCGGCCGTCCGTGGTGGCGCCTTCGGTGGCGACGCGGAAGAATTTCGATTTGGACATGGTGGGCGTTCTCGGTTGATCGGATAACGCCATGGTCAACGTCTTGGCGCTGCGATTCAATGCGGTGCGGGTTGCTATGGGCCATAGCGACTTTTGCCTTCCCCCGTTCCGCGCGCGCGCGGCCTACGCTGGCGGCATGCTGACAATCGAGAAAACAAGCGAACAAACCGTCGATGGAATCATCGGCGAACTGGCCGTGCCCGAATCCGAGCCGCGTCGTGCTGCGCGCGCCCTGTACTGGAAGGGCTGGCGCATTTCGTCCATCGCCCGGCACCTGGGAATCAAGCGCAGCACCATCAATAGCTGGAAAGAGCGCGACGAGTGGGACAAGGCGCAGGCTATCGAGCACGTCGAGGCGTCGGCCGAGCTGCGCCTGGTCAAACTGATCGAAAAGGAGGTCAAGAGCGGCAGCGACTACAAGGAAATCGACTTGCTGGCGCGCACCATCGTGCAGATGGCGCGCGTGCGCCGCTATGAGCAGCCGGGCGGCAACGAGGTCGATCTCAATCCCAAGCTGGCGAACCGCAATGCCGGCCCGAAGAAGAAGCCGACGCGCAATGACTTCAGCGAAGAACAGAAAATCCAGCTGCTCGATGCCTTCCAGGATTCGCTCTTCGATTATCAAAAGGTGTGGTTCCGCAACGGCGACCAGCGCACGCGCGCCATTCTCAAAAGCCGCCAGATTGGCGCCACCTGGTATTTCGCGCGCGAGGCGCTGGCCGACGCCATGGAAACGGGCCGCAATCAAATCTTCCTGTCCGCCTCCAAGTCGCAGGCGCACGTCTTCAAGCAATACATCGTGCAATTCGCGCGCGAGGCCGCTGCCATCGAGCTGACGGGCGACCCCATCGTGCTGCCGAACGGCGCGCACCTGTACTTCCTGGGCACCAACGCGCGCACGGCGCAGGGCTACCACGGCAATTTCTACTTCGATGAATTCTTCTGGACGCAGAATTTCCAGGAACTCAACAAGGTGGCCTCGGGCATGGCCATTCACAAGAAATGGCGCAAGACCTATTTTTCAACGCCATCCTCGACCACGCACCAGGCTTACCCGTTCTGGACGGGCGAGCTGTTCAACAAGCGCCGCGCCAAGGCGGACCAGGTGAATATCGATGTGAGCCATGGCCGCTTGTCGTCGGGCTTTACGGGCGAGGACAAGATCTGGCGCCAGATCGTCACCATCCTGGACGCCGAGCGCGGCGGCTGCAACCTGTTCGATATCGACGAGCTGCGCAACTTCGAATACAGCCCGGACCAGTTCGATAACCTGCTGATGTGCAATTTTATCGACGACTCGGCCTCGGTCTTTCCGCTGGCCGAGCTGCAGCGCTGCATGGTCGATTCCTGGGTGGAGTGGGACGACTACAAGCCCTTGCTGGGCCTGCGCCCGTTCGGCAACCGGCCCGTGTGGATCGGCTATGACCCGGCCTTGAACGGCGACAGCGCCGGCTGCGTCGTGCTGGCGCCGCCCATGACGGCCGGCGGCAAGTTCCGCATCCTGGAGCGCCACCAGTGGCGCGGGCAGAGTTTCGAGGATCACGCCGACGCCATCCGCCAGATGACCGGCCGCTACAACGTCGAATACATCGGCATCGACACGACCGGCATGGGCATCGGCGTGCTGCCGATCGTGCGCGGCTTCTTCCCGGCCGTCACGCCGCTGAACTACTCGCCAGAAGTCAAAACCCGCATGGTCTTGAAGGCCAAAAACATCATCAGCAAGGGCCGGCTGGAATTTGACGCCGGCTGGACCGACATCGCGCAGTCCTTCATGGCCATCCACAAGACCCTCACCCCCAGCGGGCGGCACGTGACCTATGTCGCCGGCCGCAGCGACGAAACCGGCCACGCCGATCTGGCGTGGGCCTGCATGCACGCCCTCGATCACGAGCCGTTCGAAGGCACCACCGACAACCACCACTCTTTCATGGAGATTTATTCTTGAGCAAAGCACGACACTTGCGCGCGCGCGGCCGGCAGGCCCAGGGCGCGCCATCACCAGCGGCCACGGCGCCGGCCGCCGCCGGCATCGAGGCGTTTTCCTTCGGCGACCCGACGCCCGTGCTCGAGCACGCCGACATTCTCGATTGCTTCGAATGCTGGAAGAACGGCCATTGGTATGAGCCGCCCGTCAACCTGGCCGGCCTGGCCAAGTCCTTCAATGCCGGCGTGCACCACAGCAGCGCCATCCACTTCAAGGCCAACGTGCTGACGTCCACCTTGATGCCGACGAAATACCTGTCGCGCGATGGATTCAAGCGCATGGCCCTGGACTATCTGACGTTCGGCAATGCCTACCTGGAAGACCGCCCCAGCCGCAGCGGCAAGGCGCTGGCGTATCAGCATGCGCTGGCCAAGTACATGCGGCGCGGCGTCGATCTGGATACCTATTTCTTCGTGAACGGCTACCAGGCCGTGCACCAGTTTGACAAGGGCCGCGTCTTCCACCTGATGGAGCCAGACGTGAACCAGGAGCTGTACGGCGTGCCGCAGTACCTGAGCGCGCTGCAATCGGCCTGGCTCAACGAGGCGGCGACCCTGTTCCGCCGCAAGTATTACAAGAACGGCTCGCACGCCGGTTTCGTGTTCTACATGACGGATGCTGCCGCCAACACCCAGGACGTGGACAACCTGCGCCAGGCTATGCGCGACAGCAAGGGGCCGGGCAACTTCCGCAATCTGTTCATGTACGCGCCGAACGGCAAGAAGGACGGCATCCAGATTCTGCCCGTGTCCGACGTGGCCGCCAAGGACGAGTTTTTCAACATCAAGAGCGTGACGCGCGACGACCAGCTGGCCGCGCACCGCGTGCCGCCCCAGCTGATGGGCATCCTGCCGAACAATGCCGGCGGCTTCGGCGCCGTGGAGCCGGCCGCGCGCGTCTTCGCGCGCAATGAGCTGGTGCCGCTGCAGGCGCAGTTCATGGCGATCAACGAGTGGGCCGGCGTGGAAGTGGTGCGCTTCGCCCCGTATGACCTGGGCCTGGGCAAGGAGAGCACGCAATGAGCGACCATATCGACAACACCGACAAGATCATCTTTGCCGAGGTGGCGCGCGGCCTGGCCGCCGTGCGGCGCCGGCCGGGCCTGGTGGCGGATGGCTGCTGCCACTATTGCGACGAGGCGCTGGCGCCCGCGCTGCTGTTCTGCAACGTGGACTGCCGCGACGACTACGAGAAAGAGCAGGCGGCCAAGGCGCGCGCCGGCCGCCCAGGATGACCGTCACGCCGCGATAGCCGGCAGGATGGGGCCGCGACAGGCCAGCCACGCCAGCGCGACCCAGCCACCGCACAAGCCGCCCATGAGGCGGCTTTTTCACGTCCCATCGATTGATATTGCCATGGAGGCAAGAAAAAGCCCCGTTTCGGCCCGGCGCGCGCAGTTGTCCCCCCTCCACACCTGCCCGCTATATAGGGCTGTTTTGACTCAAATTTGCGCCATGGCCGAAGGCGCATGAGGACTGGCGCTGCGGGGCGAAGAGGGGGCATGCGTTTTGACGCATTTTGACGCACTTTGAGTGGTTTTTTTTGCGGCTGGTGCGATGGCGTGGTGAACACATTTTTCTGTGTGCTTGAGGGGCTGCATTACAGCCTTGCCAATCGTCGTCTCCGCGACATAGCCCCCTTGCATACCGAGCAAAATAGTCTTGATGCTCGGCTCGCCGTTGCATTTTCGGTCGAGGAATCCACCTAGCTGTGCGATTGGGATTGTGTACAACTAGGTGTGTAATCGTTGCAGCTTTATTCGCACTCAATGCTGCGAATTTTAAAATAAATTTCACTAGAATAAAAATAGTTTTATTCCCGGCCTTCGTATCTATATAAGATTCTTGAGAACTTCGTTAAGGTTTGTGTGGCCAAAATTCAAATGCATTACCAGAAAGCATGAAATACGAAAGTCCTGTGAGAAATAACAAAAAAAATAAACCGGTCGAACTTGCTGAAGCAAATGTGATTTTTGCTATAAGGCGCCATGCTCCGGCTAATGCACTCCCTGATCTCTGATTCATTAAGGATAAGTAATGCAAAGACCTCATGGTTGCAATGATCGCGGCCAACACGCCAAATAAAACTCCAGCAATTTGAAATAGTAGCCATGATCTATGCTCTTCACGAAGTACATTTAAGTAAAAATCCATAAAGGTGTGCATCCGAGCAAATTCTCTAACATTTGGAATAATGCCAATTTTAGCTAAATATAATAGGTGAAATGAAAATGCAATCGCCAGTGTCGGCATGAAAATATACCAAACCCAATCATAGCTGCTGTATTGACCACGTAGAGCAGATGTTATGCCCGCGGCAAGAATAAATGTTGAGCAGGTAAACAGACCATTCGCCCAATAGCCAAGTATTTCGCTTGCATATCGACTATAGCCCCATGTAATTCCTGCAATCAACATGACGGATAAAATAAGGATCGAAATGCCATCATCAGACGAGGATGATCCTCGGCCACCATTATTATTTATGTTGGTGACATTCTTAAATACGATAGTGGTTTGTTGGACGGTAGTAGTGCCTCCGGATGGTGGATTGTTTAATCCAGCAAACAATATGCCTAAGAGCGCGCCAATAACGGGAGAAATGATAGCGCTCTGTACTAGCGAATTGTTAATCCATTGCATGAAATATTCCAAATAAATTCTCCTGAAAGGCTAACCCGGCCACAAAGCATTATCGAATCTGAGTATTGGTAATTACACCGTCATCTTTTTATTCGTTGGCATCGACAAGCATACTTGGGCCAGATTGTAACAACTTCTACGATGCGCCGGTGCAATTTTGTATTGCCATCATTAGCGCCCACGTGCCGCTTTCTGCTCCAGCCATGGGAACATACCAAGTTGTGTTCCGTCTTTGCCTCGTTTTGGCCAATTGCGCGTTGCGGGCCAGCGAAATTGAATATTGGGAAACCGCTCCCAGTCACTATCTTCAAGTCTAGAGAATCCAAAGTCCCAAAGGATTAGTTGATCAACACACAACAATAACAATATGGCGATTCAGATGAGTACCATTTTGAGTATTACTGGCCAAGCCGCTCAGTATCTTCGGTCATCGCGTCTTTGCGTGCAATTAGGCAGGCTGGAGCCAAGATCAGGCAATTCTGACAAGACCCGGGCAACCGGGGAAACGGGATGGTGGTAGCCTACTTTCCGCAGGACTACCAGGCGCTGATGTTCAGGGGAGCGTATCTGGGGGTGCCCTCTATCAGTTAAATTAGGGATGCAGTTCGTGGATCGGTACTGTTTGCCAGAATAGTTTGCTCCACAAGCGTAAAATACACCGCATGGATGGCCGCTTCTGATGCTGCTACAATGGCCCGCAAGCCCGCAAGCCCGCATGGCTGTTGAGTTCCTTGTCGAGCTTCCCAAGCTTGCGCTCGCGTCCCGTGCTCGAAGGCCGCAGGCAACAGCGTACCGCCGGACAAGTCAAAGATCGAAAAATTCTGTTTCTTTTCAATCGACGGTACAAACGTAGGTACGCTGCTACGAGGTGCTCATGTAAGGCGCATGAATAGTAGGTGTGTGCATTACACCGCTTCCGCCAGGAAATAAAAAGAAGAGCCGCCCCTTGGGCGGCTTTTTTTATTTCCTGGCGGAAGCGAGCAGGGCGCCTTCGCGCCCTGCGTGTGAGATTCGAAGGGCTGGGCCTACCTGCCCGGCCCGCCCCGAATCCTCCAACCGCTGCCGCTGCGCGGCAGGCGCGCGTTCATGGTTCCAATCAGTATTCCGACAGAGTCAGCTATCTCAGCACGCCACACATCAGCCCGTGCCTGAATGGCGGACTTGCCCCTTGCGTTATTCGCGTCAGGGGGGGCGAGTCTGCGAACCTCGCCACAGAATGCTAGTTGCCGACCGACGGTATCCCGTTGTGGAACTTCGACCATAGAGGTGACGTAAACGTCGAGCTTAATAATTGTGTTAATTTTGCCAAAAAAATATTAAAATGACAAAAATCTTGAGCAATTCCATCATCGTGCTGGGCGATAAGACGAGCCACGGCGGCACCGTCGTCACCTGCTCACCGCTATCGGATACTCATGGCAAAGGCTGGGCTCGTGTCGGTGATATGGTCTCTTGCCCCCGGTGCAAGGGAGTGTTTCCCATCAGCCAAGGTGACACCAGCCTCATCGATGCGGGCCAGGCCGTGGCCTAGCATGGCTGTAAGACCGCTTGTGGCGCCACGCTACTCTCGATCCAGCTGTCCACCCTTACGACACCATCGGGAGGCGCGGCGCCGGGCGTCCACGGCAGTCCCCCTCCAATGCCCCTGATGCAGGGCTTTGGTACTATCCACACCGGGTTGGCCAGCAGGTATCAGGATGAGTCCATTGCGGATGAAACCGAACGCTTCCGCGGCCGCTTTCAGGTGGTCGACGCTACAACAGGTGACCCCGTGCGTAGCTTGCCAGCGTATTAAGGACTGAACATGACTGAATTACCATTGGACTTGCTGGAACTTCTGCGCGAAAACCCTGACGCAATGAATGTACCTGGGGGCTTGCTCACTAAGCAGGGGCCACAGGACTATGTCGGCAGCGTGCCCGCAATCGCTGGCACGCTCTTCTTCAAGGATGCTCATCTCCCGGCGGTTCGCGATGCCATCAGCGCTTGTTTCGAAGAGTTGCAGGCCAAGGCTGAGCCTAAACTCACCTGGCTCTCCCGGGAAGACCCGCCGGAAGGGCCGGATAAGATGGCCTACGCGGAGGCAAAACCGCTGAGCAAAATGCTGGTGCGTATGGATGCAGACGATGCAGTGAGTTTTCATTACACCAGTGGCGTGCAGGCGCAGGACGCGGGTCCATGGGAGTTTCAGGTCGTCGGCCTCCCCGCTTGGCGGGCGGAAATGGGAGGCTGGGGCTTATGCGGGCTGCGGTTTAGCCTGCCCATTTTGTTCGTCGAAGAAAATCCTGGACTCTTTCAGGCGCTCTTCGTAAGCTTTGCACGACGCCTATGTGCCGTCCACGGATATGGCGGCCACAGTCTAATACTGTCGGCCGCTCGCTATGACGAGAACCAGGCATTCGAGGCATTCCTGACGTCCAAGCTCCGGGGGTTTGATGCCGGCAACCTTGTCAGCGGCGCAGTCAATGCGCACCTGGGCATTAAAACAGTAGGCTGGCTCACAGCGATAGACAATCATTATGTGGAAAAAGTCGGAGGTATATCGGCCATTCGTTCGGCATTACCGATGGACTGGTTTGGCCTATTCGACTATGGGACTGGACTTGTCATCCAGGGCGGCGCCCAACCCGAAGCCGCACCTGCTGACTCGCCGATGCCCGCGCGGTTGGTGCTTCCCAATATGCTCCTCAAGCCCATCAGGACACCGAAAGTCCGGATGCATTACGCATCCGCCGGGAGCGAGCCGCGGTTGATTGGCCGAGCTGCGGAGGAATGGCTGAACCGTTTCGATATCGCGGACGATGAGCTAATGGCGTACAAGGCTAAACTGTTAGACGAGGCGAAATTTACTGAGCTACCAGCCCTTCCTGCTCGTCTCTGATTGCTTGGAACAGCGGGCATTGGCCCGGCTGACACGAAAAACCTCCACGGCGGTGAGCACGTGGAGGGGAGGCCTCGCGGTGTGCGGCCGGCAACTTGCGTAAAGGCGTCAGGTCAGACGGCGAGCATGAGTCCACTGGTGCTTGATCCAGGAGCCTTGGTCGTACCCGAATAGGTCATCCTACCGCTGCCGCTGTGCGGCAGTCCGTATACAAATCGCAGACTGACCCTCGCGCCCAGCGCGGCCATCGCCATGGCGACCACGGCGCGCTGGTCTGGATGCTCGTCGTGATCGTAGCTGGCCAGCACCGCCTCGTACTCTCTTGCCGAGTTGGCGCTACCGTTGCCGATTCAGCTGTCCGGGCTGCGATGGGCCTTGCGCCCTCCGATCAAGAGCAGGTCTTGGGCGCCATCCTGCGTCAGTTCGATGATGTCGCCAGTCTCGGGGGATACCAGGCTGGTTTTGCCGGTCGGCACCAGCCGGGTGGCGCCGATGTCCGGCATCACCATCGTCCAGTCCTTGCCGTCGAAGCGCAGTTCGTAGCGGTTGGCGAAACGGCCCTCGAAGTTGTCGAGCTGGTAGATGCCGACGTGGCGTGTGGCCGTTGCCAGATCCAGCGCCGCCGCCTGGGCCAGGCGAGGTTTGAAATCGGGCCAGTCGTAGGCGGACGCCACCGCCTTGACGATCTCGCCGCCAAGATAGCTACCGTTGTCGCCGTCGGTCATGACTACTACGCCGTTGCCGCTGTCGAGATACATCGCATAGGTGCTCTTGAAGCCGGTGTTGCCGCCGGAATGCATGAAGCGTTTGTGCTCGCCATCGCCGACCACGAAGAAGCCCTGCGCATAATTGTTCAGCGCCGGCGTCAGCAGATCGCGCGCCTTGGTGCTGCTCAGAAAGGCTGTGCCGATTTTCCACGACTGCTGGACACCGATGGCGAAGCGCGCCAGGTCGCTGGCCGTGGTCCACAGGCCGGCGGCCGCCAGCTCGGGATAGACGAAGGCCCCGCCTTCGACTTCGCTGCCGTCGGCGTAGTGGCCGCGCGCGCGGTTGTGTTCTGCCGCCGGCAATGGCTGTACGAACGTGCTGCGCCGCATCCCCAGCGGCTGCAGTACTTGCTGGCGCATCAACTCCGCAAAAGGCGTGCGAAGACATTGCTGCATGGCGACTTGGGCGATGGTGTAGCCGCCGCCGGAGTACGCGTAGGCGGCGCCCGGGATGGTCTGGATGGCGACCGCTGGCGTGAACGACGGCGGCTCGCCCTTGATTACCTGAAGGTCCGTAGGGATTACCTGCGATGGCGGATAGCCGGGGAAGCCGGACACGGTCGCCCCTGCGGTGTGGTTGAGCAAATTGCGCAAGGTCACCGGATGCTCGGGGCTTTGCTGTCCGACGGGCAGGATCCATGGCCGCAGGCAGGCGTCCACCGGACTATCGAGCTGGAGCTTGTTGCTGCCCGCCAGCCGCTGTGCCAGCACCCCGGTCACGCCCTTGCTGATGGACGCGGCCTGATACAGCGTGTCGGTGTCGGCCGCAGGTGCGGACGGTTGCCGGTAGACGCCGGCCCAAGCGATCTTGCCGTCGCGGATGACCGCCACGCTGACGCTGGAGACCTTATAGCGGCGCAGGCGCTGCTGGATATCGAAGGTTTGCGCCGGCTCGCCTGCGATGTCCACCCGCTGCCGCAGCCCGCTGGCGATACGCTCGGCTATATCGGACTCGCCCGCGTGGGCGGGGCCGCTACATGCCGCCACCCCCAGCAAGGCTCCCAGGCGTAGCGCGCGGCCTGAAGCATGGACTGGCAATAGCCATAGACGAATGCGCATAAGTTTCCCTTTCATTAATTGGATCAGTGAATCTTATCGAGCGTTGTCCGAGGTTCCCTCAATTTGCGACGAACGGTGGAAAGCTTGGTCTAGACCGTTTGTTTTCACCAAAATCTCTACGCGGCGCCAGCATTGCCAACAAAAACAGCGGGGGCGGTGCCGAAAATAGCAGGGAGGAGTAGCCGGGGCAGAGCGGCAGACTGCCATGTTGCTCGCCCTGGATCTAATGGCAGGGGGCGCCGCAAGCAATATCGCCGATCATCCGGTCAACCGGTCGACGACTTCCGGCCCTGGAACTGCGCCGCACAGCTCCCCTCAGCTAAAAAACATGCCGCTTCCCAGCCGTGTCTGAATGGCAGGCCTGCCCCTCGCGACCGCATGCTGTTTTGGTGGCTGAAAAATTCCTCTATGTGTACCTTGCTTGTCTAGAAATACTGTGCAAATATACAGTATTCGCATTCAAAAAGGACATTTCATGATCAAGGGCAGTTGCTGCTGTGGCTCAGTCAAGTTTGAATTGGCGTCCCCCCCAGGCATGATGGGCATTTGTCACTGTTCTCGTTGTCGGAAGGCCGGAGCGAGTGCCTTGGCCTTCGTTGATAAGGACTCATTTACCTTGCTGGACGGGCGAGAATTTATTCAACGATATGAGCCAGACCCCCCCTTTACGTATGCAAGAACTTTTTGCAAAAACTGCGGAACTTCTTTGGGGGAAATTGGTTCGGAGAATGACTCATTTCCAATATCAGTAAACTGCCTGGATGATGACCCTGAGGTGGGAATACAGTTTCATGTTTATGTGGGCTCCAAGCCTGCATGGTATGGAATTTGTGATAATGCAAAACAATTTCCAGAAGGCCCAGCCTAATAAAAAAGCCAGTCATCTGACTGGCTTTTTTATCGCACGTTTGATACGGAAAAGAAATTCACCGGCCGTTTGCCGGCAGGCCTGACCTTCGCTGTTAGCGGCACCTGTCTATTGCGCCATCAGCCGGCATGGGCGACTTGGCAAACTTAAGCAACTTCATCCCGCTTAAATACGAATTGTTGACGGCTGATGCCTTGCGTGACGAAGTCCGCATCCGGGGGGATTGGTTCCCAGAAAAAATCATGTTTGAAAATAGGAATATTGTTGAATTTCCGCGAGCGGAATATCCATCTGTTTTTCCTGAAATCGCTGTAGCGGTCGCCTTTGAACTGCTTGTGCACAGCTGTGAAAGGAAGTAATCTTTCCGCAATGTCCTGGAAAGAATAAGCAGGATGGTCATTCTTGAATTTCTCAAAAATGGAAAATTGATCTCTGCAGATAACTTGAATGGCAGTTTCTGGGAATTCATAGTGGGGCGACCACAGGACATTCCAGCCAGACTCGATTTCATTGATGAAATTTGCCAGGCGCGGCGTCAAGATATAGGCATCCGACTCGATATGGATGATTTTATCCACGCCCAATTCATTTGCCACCTTGACGGAGTGCAGGAAACTGCGCCACCAGCCCGGATAGTCGGTTATGTTTTGTCGTCCCAGATTGTTGTCGAAGCGAATGATGAGGTTTTTGTCGCTATTCGAAGCCAATGTGGCGCTATGCGAAACTGTATTGATGATTTCAGCAGGTGGAAGAAATGGTGAACCATCATCGATCATTATTTTTTTTTCTGCATTGATCGGGATGTTTTCGTAGTAATCGAGCCACCGTTGATACCGGCTTTCCCATGATGCGGCATCTTTTATAAAGCTGGTGCAGAATATAATGGCTTTCAT